TGACTTAACAATTGACACCGATCGTGACAAATTGTTGCGTATCAAGCAGGTGCATCGTGATACTGATGGCGGCCTGTTCCGTGACTACAGTTTTGAATATGGCGAGGCAGATCAGGTCATGCAGTTCATGTGGGATAACAAGGCAAAGTTGCGTGAACTGAGTATGCGTATGGCTCTTAAGATTGCTGATCTTGTTAAGATTAGCCCGGCTAACTGGCGAATGTTGGCTGAGAATACTGTTATGAAGCGGGCTTGATACTCCGTTACCCGCTGAGGCGAGAGGGTCGTAATGACCCTCTTTCCTTTACAACAAAATAAAATAATAGTAAAATATACGATATGCTATTAAAAGATGACCTTGTAGATTATCTAACTCAAGGACACATTCATGTAAGTAAGCAAGATTATTTGTTCTTTAGTAATCTTGCCAAAATTGCCGTTGAGCGTAATGTCACGACCGGGCAGAATAAACTATTGGATAAATTGATAGACAAGTACCAAAAGCAATTACGCAATAACAATTTGGATATACAAAGTCTAAAAAATTTATCTTGGAAAAATCCATTACTTGAAACATTAGCCGAATATCGTAAAACTTATATTAATGTTACTAATAAAGAAATTACTGTTAGAAATCCTTTTAGTAAGAAATTTATCTCAGCATTACAAAAAAGTCGTAGTGATTTGATATGGAATAAAAAACGTAAATGTTATACGGCTGATTATAATACATTTAATTTAAAACATACATTAGATTTAGTTTATAAAAACTTTGAAGATGTGGTATGTAGTAAAAATATACAAGATTTGTTAATCGATATTAAAAAATATGAAAACTGTTACTGGGATCCTACTCTTGTAAAAGTGGGCAATAACTTTTATATTGCAGCACTTAACGAACCACTTTATAATGTTTTACCAACTAAACTTAGTGATGATTCACAAACAATATTCTTTTTAAGTAAGTATGGAATTAAAATTGACGATGATCTAGTTGTAAATGAGGAGCAAAAATTTGCTACCTCACAAATTTATGATATTGATATTGATGAAATTGATATACTAATAAATTATCTACATAACCTAAACATCAAAAAAATACTTATTGAAGGGCATGTGTTATATAGAAATACTCTTTACAAAGAGATAGTGAATAAATTTAAATTATCGGACATAGAAGTTTCAATACCGAGTGATAGCGATTCTAATGATTTCCAAATAATACTAACTTTTAAAAATAACCCCGCTGTTTGGAATCCGGGCAGAGCGTGTAAAGTTATATTAATAAAAAATTCTAGACCTGTATACGTAAAATGAGAGAGTTAATTTGCGAGAAATGTAGGACTAAATTTATATGTAATGGTTCAGGGTACGATTGTTGGTGTTTTGACCAGCCTTATATTAGATTGGATAAAACTGAACAATATACTGATTGTTTATGCGAAAGATGTGTAATAGAATTATACCATGAGAACAGCGAAAATAATTATCAAAGATGAAGTCAACTGCAAGATAGAAGGTCTTGAGTTGGACTGCCGTAAGGCATTGATGCGTAAATTTGAACATGAAATTCCGGGCGCACGTTATCTACCCGCAGTCCGTCTTGGTAGATGGAACGGAAAGGTAAGTTATTGTAGTTTGGCAGGCAGTACATATATAAATTTAATACCAGATGTTGTACCCATACTACAAGAATATGATTACGATATTGATCTTGTAGACCTACGCGAGTATCAAACATCATATAGTTTTGATCAGATTAAAGAAGATAGTTTTAGCAATAAGGTTTGGACTAAAGGTCATACGCAACAAGGCGAACCAATCGTCCTTCGTGATTATCAGGTAGAAATTATCAATAACTTTTTAAATAACACTCAGTGTATTCAAGAGGTAGCCACAGGTGCAGGTAAGACTATAATGACAGCGGCTCTATCAAAAAGCGTTGAGCATTATGGACGCAGCATAGTGATAGTTCCAAATAAAAGCCTTGTAGTGCAAACTGAAGCAGACTACATCAATCTAGGCTTAGATGTTGGTGTGTACTTTGGAGATAGAAAAGAATATAACAAGCAGCATACGATCTGTACTTGGCAAAGCCTTAACAATATGTTAAAGAATACTAAAGCAGGCGAAGCAGAAGTCAGTATCAAAGAGTTTATCGAGGATGTTGTTTGTGTAATGGTAGATGAAGTACATATGGCTAAGGCTGATGCGTTAAAGTCCTTACTTACAGGCCCATTTAGTCAAATACCTATACGCTGGGGGTTGACAGGCACTATACCTAAAGCCATGTATGAGCAAATTAGTTTACTTGTAAGTCTGGGACCTGTAATAGGAAAACTTAGCGCGGCTGAATTACAAGAAAAAGGTGTGTTAGCACAATGTCATGTGAACATAGTTCAATTAAAAGATGGTGTAGAGTTTACCAATTATCAAAGCGAACTCAAATATTTGTTAGAGCATAGTGAGCGCCTAGACAAAATTGGCCAGTTAATTAACAAAATTAAAGATAGTGGTAATACACTAGTACTTGTTGATCGTGTCAATGCAGGACGCGAATTACAATCACGTATAGATGATAGTGTATTCATCTCAGGCGAGACAAAACTAATGGAGCGTAAAGAAGAATATGATGAAATTAAGACTAGCAATACTAAAGTTATTGTTGCCACTTATGGAGTTGCTGCTGTGGGTATTAATATCCCTCGCATTTTCAATCTTGTTCTTATTGAGCCCGGCAAGTCATTTGTCAGAGTTATCCAATCGATTGGACGCGGTATTAGAAAAGCGGAAGACAAGGATCATGTAGAGATTTGGGATATTACAAGCGATTGTAAATTTGCCAAACGTCATTTGACACAAAGAAAAGCATTTTATAAGGAAGCAAAGTATCCATTTACATTGGAGAAACTTGACTATTGATTTATATAGTAGTAAAATTAGAACATGCGTATATTAACATTAGATAACATAGCCTATAACTTAGAAACACTACCCGAAGAAATTGATGACATGCGTTTTGCTATACTGGACAATAGCAATCCTCAAGGTGTAGATTATCATTACATACCATTAATCTTTTTAGAATCATTTAACAGTCCAGCACTTGTACTTAAGATTGGTAAGCATAAAATTAAGATGCCATTAGATTGGCAAATATTGATTGGTGAAAAGGAATATGGAGACTTAGAAACACTACCATTGAGTAGTCTTAATGATAGAGGTTTTAGTGCGTTCGAATATAATCCACTTAGTGCATTCAGTCCTACATTTCAAACAGTAGAAATATTAGATATTTACAATGATGTGACATGGTACAGCCCAAGACTACGCAATGGACAATTCTTATGTGTACCATTAAATGATAGTCCTAAACCTCCCTGTGTATATTTTGTAAAAGAAATTAGTAGAAATTGTGAAGTTGTTGATTATAATCAGGTGTTTTGATGATGTACGGTATTAAAGTTCCAATATCCTTAGATAATCATGGTGAGTATAATGATTGGTTATGGGTTACAGAAGATAGCCAGTTTAAACTTAATCCATTATTATTTGAAGATAAAGAACTAGCTTTAGAATATGCCTTGAAATTATATGGGTATAGTGCTATAGTAGAAGAATATGTCCAAAACAAAGACATCAGTTGATGAAAAGTTAACGAATGTAGATTTTGACCTCTTCGAGGCTTTAGCCGCCATTGATAATAAGGATTACAATTATTATGACAACTTAACTGAAGAGCAAAAGCGCAAGTTTAAGCCTTATATGTTATTAATATGGATGTCAAGTGTTAAAGGCAAAGACCAAAATCTTGCACTCAAACAAACTAATCGTATAGCAAACACACATATGTTTGCAGAAAAAATGCAGGATAATCCTAAATTACAATGGCTAACTTTGTGTGCAGCCAGTCTAGGCAAAGGAAAACAATTTAGAGAATATCTTCCGACACTTAGTAAATCAGTTGTTGAATACAAAAAGCCCGCTACTAGAGAAGAAGTTGTAAAATATTTTACAAAATTACATCCTAAGGTTGATGTTAAATTGATAGATGAAATATCTAAGTTATATATTGAACAACAAAAACGAACTTGTTATTTGGCAGAAAAATTTCCAACTATGAAAATTACAGACCTTAATGTTTTAAATGAGCTTATTACTGATGAAGAAATCCAAGAATACGAAAAAAACGCAGGTAATTAAACATGTCTGCGAATTCTGTGGGAAGGAGTTCGCTAGAGAAACAAGTATAATTGTACATATGTGCGAAACAAAACGCAGATATCAACAACGTGATCTTAAAGGTAATATTATTGGCTATAATACCTGGCTAGAATTTTATAAAAAAAACACAGCAGGCAAGAAGCAACGTCAGTATATGGATTTTATAAAGAGTGCATATTATTCTGCCTTTGTAAAATTTGGACATTACTGCATCGATGCACATGTTATCAATGTAGGAAGATATGCTAATTATTTGATTAAAAATAAGATTAGTATTGATCGTTGGGCGAAGGATAAGTCCTATACTGATTTTATTATATCATACTTAAAAGAAGAAGATCCACTAGATGCTATTGCACGTAGTATTGAAACAACTATTGATCTTGCTAAACAAGATGGTATACAAACTAAAGATATCTTTAGATATGGTAACAAAAATCGTATTTGTTATAATATAACTAAGGGCAAAATAAGTCCTTGGATGTTATATCAAAGTGAAAGTGGCACTGAATTCCTGTCTAATTTGGATGAGACACAAATCAAAATGATTGTAGACTATATACAACCAGAACAGTGGGCTATACGTTTCAAACGTCATAGTGATATGTTGAAAGAAGTTAAAAGTTTATTAAAAGCCGGTGGTTATTGACAACAATAAATACCGTGTAAGAATACATTGGACTAACTATTACCAAAATTGGAATGATATTTGCGCTATAGCAATAGAATATTTTGGTTTACCGGGTGATAGATTTACTACCAATGTTTGTAAAGATTATATGGATTTCTGCTTCAAAGAAGAAACAGATGCGATTTGGTTCAGTCTAAAGGTTGAATAATATGGATATGACAAATCAAATTTTACATTTGAAAAATGTAATTAGTCAAGAAGATTGTAAGAAGCTTATTGATGAATATGAATCAAGACAAGCAAAAGCACATAAAGAAAGTTGTATGCATGCCAATACTGGTATTAATACAGTATCAACATATACAAAAGTAGACTTACGACCTATATCATATACCTATAACTTGCTATTCAATAAAACTGAGTACATGATAAATGAATGGGTAAAGCATCTAGAAAAATTTGAAAGTTTTCATATTCCATTACTAAAAATATATTTAAAATGTAGTCATCGTTATAGACTTATGAAGTATAATCCAGGCGGTTGGATACATCCACATATTGACGGCAATCCATTTATCTATGCTAGTTGTACATTTCAACTAAACGATGAATTTGAGGGTGGCATATTCAAATTTTGGAACGGTAAATATACAATACGTATGAATCAAGGTGATGCTCTTATTTTCCCTGCAGGTCCTTTTTGGGTGCATGAAGTTTCAAATATTGATAGTGGTGTAAGATATAGTTGTAACAGTTTTATACTAGCATCAAGTCCAGAGTTATTTGAAAAAAGTGAACCTATGATGATTCAATCATTACGAAATATAAAAACTTATGAAGTAGAATGAATGTGAAAAATATGCATGAAACACTATCAAGAGGCGAAGGATATATAAATTTGCAAAGTTTTATTCCTAATCATCTAATTACAAACTTCAGAAAACGCATGTTTGACTTGCGTCCTGTACGTGCCAGCAGCAGCAAGAAAGTTTATGCTGAACGCGACGATATCAAGAACCTAGAAGATATCAGTGTATGGTGGAGCCAAACAGTAAACGATTATCCAGAAACATTGGCTATACGTAGATTATTGGATCCGTTAGTAACTCAAAATTTCGCCAACTTTGCATTTTACGTAAGTGATGTTGTAACTATCAATGCTAAATCAACATGGATAAACCCACATGTTGATACTCCGCATAGATTTACTAAATGGAACTATGACCCTAGATTATTAGGCATACAATGTATTATTTCACTTGAGGACACTACTAAAGAAAATGGTAGCACTGGATTAGTTCCATATAGTCAAAAGCGCAACTATGAAATCAAACAATGCTATACTGGAAATTATGATCGCTGGTTTACTGAGAATGCCATACAACCAGATATGCTTAGGGGTACTGTATTATTATATAACTGCCGTATACTTCATAGTAGTATGCCCAATCCTAGTGTGCATGATCGGCCAGCCCTCTTGATCAATTATCTTGATAGTAGTATACTTGAAGAAGTGAAACAACTGGATAATGTTTGGGCAAGTAATGCAAATTCCTAAAGATTTTCAAGATTTTGATGATGACGATCCAAATATAGATAAAAGATTATCACGTTTCAAATATTGGTCAAATCTAAAGAATCTCAAACTAGAGTTTTATAACGAAACACAAAGTCGAGATCATAGAGAATTTACTATATGGCTTGAAAACAAATATGGGTTTAGACCAATAGAAACAAACGAAGGTATGATGACCGACGATTATAAGGTACTTGACGAGAAGAAGTTTATAGTGTATATTCTTAAGTATGGCAAATGATTTAATGATAGATTTGGAAACACTGGACACAAGTCCTTATTGTGTTATCCTTACTATTGGTATTGTAAGATTTGATCCTTATGGTCAAGGTATTGCTGAGGGTTGGACACTAAAGCCTACAATCGAAGATCAAACTGAAAAATACAATCGTATCATTTGTGATAGTACTATTCAGTGGTGGAGCCAACAAAATCCTGCTGCGCTTGATGAAGCATTTGATGAACGTGACAGACTGCCATTTAAAGACTGTATGGAAATACTATATAAGATAGGTTGGAATCGTAGAGCAGTATGGAGTCATGGCGCGCCATTTGATATTGTTGCTTGTGAAACAGGTATGCGACAGACTAGTGAAAGGCCTAATCCTATTCCTTGGCCATTCTATACAGTTAGAGATACACGAACTCTTTACGAAATTGCAGATGTTAAATTAAAAGATGGAGGGCATGTTACTACACATAAGGCTGTAGAAGATGCTGAACGTCAGGCTATTGTTGTACAAGAAGCATATAAGAAACTAAGTATTAAAAAATGAATAAGCGACATACATTGCCATATGATAAAAAAAACGAAGTATTAACATGGCTAACAGAGAATGTACAAGATAATTTTAATGATGCTTTAGGAAAATATGATATGAATAGCGTATCGCAGTTTGTAGAATGGCGTAGTAAAGATTTGGAGAGTTGGATTTTACGTGTAGCAGGATTTCCTCCGCAACTATTTATAGAAATTAAAGATCCAGAAAAAGAGACATGGTTTTTACTAAGATGGAAATGAAATTTCGTAGTGATATTGATATTGATTTTGGAAATCGTGATCTAATCTTAGAAAAGATCAATCATATTCCTGCGGCAATGTACAACGCAAAAGTATCAAAACAAAAAAATCATCAATCAATCATACGTAAACATGCTACTGGTGTTTATGTTACAGAAATACCCTATGATCCTGTATCTGGTATGGCATCCATAGATTATGAAATAGCTGAAGCACGTGGCTACATGAAACTAGACATGCTTAATATACATGTATATAAAATGGTACGTGATGAAAAACATTTAGTTGAACTAATGCGTGAACCTAACTGGGCTTTATTTAACGATATAAACTTTGTAAAACAACTAATACACGTAGGTAATCATTACAATTCTATACAACGCATGCCTGAGCCAATAAATAGTATACCAAGATTAGCAATGTTTCTAGCAGTTATAAGACCAGGTAAAAAACATTTGATTGGGTTATCTTGGAAAGAAGTAAGTAAAACAATATGGGATTTAAAGCAGGATACATATAGTTTTAAAAAGTCACACGCTGTTGCTTATGCAAATCTTGTCGTAGTGCATATGAATTTATTAAGCGAAAATGCAACTCAAATTACTTGAAGAAGGTCATAAACAATTACAAGAAATTAGTTTATTATATGATTTTGATATCGACGGCGACCCTTCAGAATTGATCAAAGCCATGACTAAGATTATGTTTGAGAACAATGGTATAGGTCTTGCCGCCCCACAAGTAGGAATACAGAAACGATTGTTTATCATGGGTAATGAACAGCAACTCTATGCTATAATTAATCCTTCAATTTTGATAAAAGAGGGTGATGTCATTAAAGATATAGAAGGCTGTTTGAGTTTTCCTAAACTATGGTTGCGCGTTAATCGTAGTAGTAGGATACAAGTTTCATATCAAGACATATCAGGTCAAAAAATTACAACAGAATTTACAGGTATTAAAGCCAGAGTTTTCCAACATGAGATAGATCATTTAGATGGTATATGTTTTGATACTAGGGTTGGACCTGTAGCACTAGCACTCGCTAAAGAAAAGCGTAGGCGAAAATTATGAAATTTTACGAACTAAGGTAATACTTTTTCTACGTATTCGCTTTTTGTTAAATTCACTTAAACTTATTATAGGCCCATGTATTAGTGTTAGATTTTTGTTACTAAAAGTCTTGATGTAGGGTCTAAAAATAGACCATTCCTCTTTTAAAAATATATTAATTGGTATCTGACGATTGCTTTCCCACCACCAGACTTCTCCTAATTCTAAGAACTTTTGCTTGTTACGCAAATCTGTTATAGCGCCATAATCATATATAGTGGTATAGGAATCATCACGGTTTTGCATTATCCCTACATAATCTTGATTTGCTACTGAGCAAACGCTGATAAAAGGATGATTTTCACTTAATTTTTTAAAAAAATCTTTAGGTATCATGTGTAATAAGTCAGTATTATTTACTCTACTTCACCCATATATAAATTTTACTTTTTATATGAATAAATATTAGTAGGAGCAATAATTGTGACGGTCACAAATGTAGGATATAGTACATCAGTTTTACTTTTTACTCAACGTCAGATTGTTGTTCTCTTATCAGGCAACAGTCCGAGGGCCTATATGCCAAACTATGCTAAAACACTTAATCTACATAAAGGGGTAGATAATAAAATACAGTTTCAGTTCTTAAATCAGGAGCAGAAACCAGTTGATATTACAGGCAAGACAATAACTTGTCGTATTATTAACTATAATGGTACAATTGTACTAATACAAAAATCGCTAACACTTGAACTACCAGTTACTGGTATAGCATATCTACATTTAGATGCAGCCGATCTAGAAGATATTCCTGCTCAAAAAGCATATTATAGTTTAGAGATTCCAGTAGGTGATTTCGACTATCCTGTGTTTGTAGATCCAGCAGCCGGTGCGCGCGGAGATATGAATATATTAAACAGTGTGTTACCAAGTTTTGTGCCAAGTCAAATTGTAACTATTCCAACGGGTCAGCCCTTCCCTAATCTAGATGCTAATGTTAATAGTGAAAATCCATTGGCTAATGCTAATACATATTATAGTTCAGTTATCAATACACAAAATAATCCTGTACTCACTATTCAAACTAAACTTACTGAATATAATGGATATGTTGCTGTAGAAGGCACATTTACTCAAACATTAACTGATTGGTATCCAATTATTACAAGTGATGAATATGAAAACGTGAGCGCAACAAAAGGATATACAATAGAAGGTTACCATCCATTTGTACGTATGGTGTTTACTAGTAATGCTGGGGTAGTCACTAATATTTTGGCAAGATAAGTTACCAATAGTATTTGTTTCTACGCAACACTGTGTTATAATTACAAAGTGTTCGATATTCTTCAAATAATTCCAGGCAAGAAAAAAACAACGCAAAGTGGTTGGCATAGTTTTAACGCTGTATGCTGCCAGTATCGTGGACATAAATCTGATCGTAGAGGTCGAGGGGGTATAAAGTTTGATGGCGATAACTGGAGTTATCATTGTTTCAATTGTGGCTTCAAATCTGGATTTACCTTAGGAAAAAGTTTAAGCAGAAGTACAAGACTATTGTTTTCGTATTGTGGTATTGATAAAGATCAAATTGATAGATGGAGTTTTGAAAGTTTACAGCACAAAGATTTAATTGATTTTGTTAAGGCTAAACGAGAAGCACGAATAATTAAATTTAAAGAAATTAAATTACCTGACGCTGAATTGATTAGTAAAGATAACCAAAAACATAATAGATTTGTAGAATATTTACTAAATCGTAAAATACAATTAGAAGATTATCCTTTTTTATGTACTCCTGATGCAGAAGGACGTAATGCAAATCGTATTATTATTCCATATACATTTGAAAATAAAATAGTAGGTTATACTAGCAGATATTTAGATGATCATAAACCTAAATTTATAAACGAACAACAAAAAGGATTTGTATTTGGATATGACTTACAAAAGCCCGAATCTAGTGTATGTATTGTTTCAGAGGGTATATTTGATGCTCTTAGTATAAATGGTTGTGCCTTGACTACAAATTCTATTAATGATGGGCAAGCTGCTATTCTTTCAAGATTAAACAAAAAAATAATTATTGTTCCAGACCAAGATAAGTCAGGATTAGAAATTATAAATCGTGCGCTAGATTTAGGATTTTATGTTAGTATTCCTGAATGGAATCCAGGAATAAAGGACATTAACGATAGTGTAGTAAAATATGGACGCTTATCAACTATACTAAGTATTTTACAATCAACTACTAATAGCAAAATTAAAATTGAAGTAAAGAGGAAGCAACTTGATAAACGATTATAATATAGAAGTTCAAACATTATTTTTACGTATGATGGTAACGAATGCGGAGTTGTATACCCGTGTTATGAACATTATGAATGGTGCTAACTTTGATCGTAGATTACGTCCTGTTGCGGAGTTCATAATAGAACATACTAAAAAATATAATGTTATGCCAGATCCAATTCAGATCAAGGCTACTACAGAAATCAGTATAGAAACTATTCCAGAATTAGATGAAGGGCATTATGATTGGTTTCTAGAAGAATTTGAATCGTTTACTAAACGACAAGAACTTGAGAGGGCTATTCTTAAGAGCGCAGATTATCTTGAGAAGGGCGAATATGGGCCTGTAGAAAAACTGATCAAAGATGCTGTTCAGATTTCTCTACAGAAGGACATGGGTACAGATTACTTTGCTGACCCACGTGCAAGACTCATGGCATTAAAAAGTAATAATGGACAAAATAGCACAGGCTGGCCTACACTGGATAATAAATTATATGGTGGTTTCAATCGTGGTGAACTACAAATCTTTGCAGGTGGTAGTGGCTCTGGTAAAAGTTTGATCATGCAAAATCTTGCTGTAAATTGGGTACAGAAAGGTATGAATGGGGTATACATTACTCTAGAGTTGAGTGAAGGTTTATGTAGTATGAGATTAGATAGTATGATGACAGATACAAGTACTAGAGAAATCTTTAAGGATCTAGATAATGTTGAAATGAAAGTAAAGATGGTATCTAAAAAGTCTGGACAACTGCGTATCAAATATATGCCAGCACAAAGCAATGTCAACGATATAAGAGCATATGTAAAAGAATTACAGATACAAACAGATATGCGTGTAGACTTCTTGTGTGTAGACTATCTAGATTTAGTCATGCCTGTAAGTGCTAAAGTCAGTCCCAATGATTTGTTTGTTAAAGACAAGTATGTTAGCGAAGAACTACGCAATCTTGCTAAGGAACTTAATGTAGTGTTTGTAACGGCTAGTCAGTTAAATCGTAGTGCAGTTGAAGAAATCGAATTTGATCATAGTCATATAGCAGGTGGTATCAGTAAGATCAATACTGCGGATAATGTGTTTGGTATATTTACAAGTCGCAGTATGCGTGAGCGTGGACTTTATCAGATACAGTTGATGAAAACACGTAGTAGTTCGGGTGTAGGTCAGAAGATTGAACTTGCGTTTGATGTTGAAACACTACGTATTACTGATAACAATCATCTAAATGACCCAAAACCGCAGACTACAGGTAGTGAATTATTAGCACAAATTAAGAACACCTCACAGATTACTGCTAATACAATATCAGAAGAATCAAGCAAAGTATCAGCAAATATAGGGGCTTCTAAACTAAAGTCATTATTAAGAGATTTAGGACAATAGACACCTTTACAAGATAAATATTAGAAAGGTATCTATATGCAAAAAAGAACTAAAAGCCTCTTAGAGGAATTAGACTCCATATCTTTAAACCGTGATATTCCACATATTGTCGAAAGTCGCGGCACTAATATTATTACTAGTGCTATTAATTTAATTAAATTAATGGAGCGCCACTATAATACCGAAACAGCAGAATTATTTGAAAAGAAGTTACTAAGTTCTATTAAAAATAGAGAGCCTAGTCGATTCGCAAAATCTGTTAAAAAAAACAAACAAATAGATAAATAATAATATGAGAATGCATGAAATTATTAATGAAAGTAAAGAGTTGGATGAAGTAAGTCCAACCTCACTAAAAACAGCAGCTGGTTTAAAGAAAACAGCAGCAAAAACTTCAACTCAACCTTCTGCGTCTACAAGTCCAGCAGTTACCTCTCAAACACCACGTATACAGAAAGTTGACAAACTTATTAATATTGTTAAAAATCTACCACAGCAACAAAAAGCACAAATAAGACAGGCTTTAGGTACACAAGAATAAGTTAAAAAGTCTGTCCAAATCCATGTATTTTAGTAAATGGACTAAATAATAGTAGACCTCTTTGAAGGTCAAACAACATGGAGATTTAAAAAATGGCACAATTCACTAGAGTCTCTGGCGACTTAAAACCAGTATTTCACTTAGATGCAAACTCATACACAAATTCAGGTGTAAACGCAGTCAGTTCAGCACTTACTGTACAGCCACAAGGCCCAAAGCTTGATTTTTTCACAATCACAGCAGACGGCGCATTGACTGGTACAGAAGTAAACACAATCATGCAAACTGTTCAACAGATTTCAACAGTTATGATTTATGAATATACTGATGCAGCTAACGACACAATCGCACTAGCATTGTATCCAACTGGAGCATATACAGCAGCTACTCTAAAAACAGCAGTAGACGCAGTTGCCCCAGCAGCAGTAACAGTAGCAGCCTCAGCAACTTTCACTAACTAATAATTAGTTAAAGTTATGCGACATAGAGCCCGGGAACTAAAATTCCCGGGCTTTTTTATGTTTGTAAATAGAGGATGAGCGATAAAATTGCTTGTTATACACTGTTTGATATTACGCAGACTGGAATTCCTAATAGGGCTAAACCGCCTGAGGGTATAGATTATAAAGACTGGGTTCATAAACGTAACACACAAATAAACTTTGATACTATAATACAATCTATATCTTTGCGTAGTCAGCCTGAAAATATATCTGTGCCGAAATATATTGATATTTCAGTAAATTATTTTGATATGGATGTTACAAGTTGTTGGATGTTTGATTTTGAGATACGTAGTATCGCAGTGTTTAGTGATGGCAACGATGAATTAGCATATCTTAAGGAGGATGTAAAAACTGTGCCTATGCTTATATGTGGTACAGAAGATTTAAGATTAAAACCTTACTTAAGCATAGAAAAACCTATAAAAAATATACATTTTATTAAATATTAATATGAATCATATTGATTTATCAAAAAAGATTAAAGACTTACTAGTCCTTAAACAAGATGATGGCAGTTACCACCTTTTTGGACAATATCAAATAACGAAAGACTCCAAAGGACTATATACTGTACAATGGATAAAAGATCCGACTATCATTATAAAGTTTGGACAACTTAAATATGCAGTGACTTGGTGTGTATTTCATAAAAATAATAAGCATAAAGATTTAAATAAAATCGTAGAACTAGATGAAACATTGGATAGTTTAAGTGCTACTATTACTAATCATAAACGACTTGTTGATAGAAATATTGAGAATAGATATGTGCATTTAGCCAAACTATCTGAAGATAAAATTAGACGTAAAACTGCACAAAAAGCCATGAATCTTTACGTTGAATATAGTAAATATTGGCAGAACAAGACATTTAAAGAATACACAACTCATTAATAATTTTTTATTTGGATGATAAATACACTATAGGATGTAATACCATGAAACTAGAACATTTTGATAATACGGACGTTGCCGTATCAGCACTAAAAAATAACTTTAACTATGACTTAGATGTAAGCAAGTTTAATAAAATACAAACTAGAAAAATGCTAGTTCAATTTATGAATGTTATTGAAGAAACTAAAAAGAAGGCTTCATATGATTCACATAACAATTCATCCTATCTAAAGGCATTAATGATTGCTGAAGCCCTAACACAGCATTATAAAACATTTTCTAATTCTTCAATAATTATAGAAAATCAAGCAGTAGAACAGGCAACTGTGACACTTGCGGCTCAAGAAATAGTTGATAAAGTTCAAAAAATGGTAGAACAATGTAACGATATGTTGGTTAAAGAATTACCAGCATTAGTTGACAGTATGCAAAGCGAAGTTGGAGTAAATGAAGCAAACACATACAACCAAGCAGCAAGCAGTGCTTTGACACAACTAAATCAAACATTAAGCCAAACACGCTCAACATTAAATGAAGCATTAAATGCTTTAACAGGACAACAAACAGATGGCGAATTTACGCCTGCAAGCGGCGGCGAAGAAATGGCAGTTACAGATGTAGTTGCTACTACTGAACCAGCAGCACCTGATAAAGCCCCAGTTGAAGAACCAGAAGAACCAGTTGGAGCAGTTGGCCGCGCAAAGAGATAATAAATGTATCTCTTTGAGTTTGAAAATCAAAATGATGAGGTTAATGCGATTTTAGTTGCAGCTGGCCGTCTTGAAGATTTGCGTAATCAACAACAACTAAAATCTAATTGGTCATTATATCAACTTACTAAATGGATTAATAATTATTTACAGCAAAGCGATTCAAACTATACACTTACTGAAAAAGATGTTTTAAAAATGGTTTCTAGTGATAAAAACCCATTTAAGAAAAGTATATTAAATATTCAAAATGGTGAGGTAGTGTTTAGAGGAAATAAAGAGCAACCACCTCCTGAACCTCAGTCAAGCGAAAGTAGTAAAGACACAGTAAGTAAAATGGCTAAAAAAGCACTAAACAAATAATCTATTACTTGACTTTAGGTTGCTTTATATTATAATATAGATATGATAACATTAACCAGTAATGCTAAAACTAGATTTAAAGAACAATTAAAAGATCGCGGCAAAGGATTAGGAATAAGATTGGGTATAACTAAAACAGGATGCAGTGGTTATGCCTATAAAATTGAATTTGCTGATGAATGGAAATCAGAAGATTTTTTAAGCATACATGATGATGTTTATGTTTGGGTCACAAAAGATGCATATAAGCATCTTGAAGGTATGACAGTTGATTATATTAGACAGGGATTAAATGAAAAATTTGAATTTATTAATCCTAATGAAAGTGGACGCTGCGGCTGCGGCGAGAGTTTTACTGTTTGATATATATCCCAACAAAATATCCTTATGCTGAATTAAAAAAGCAAACTATAGATGGGTCAAGGAAATATGTGACCCCAGACGGATTTGCAGTACCCAGTGTCACCACAATACTAGATGCTACTAAGCCAGAGGAAAAGAAAAAAGCATTACAAGAATGGCGTAAACGTGTAGGCGAAGAAAAAGCTAAACAGATTACTACTGAGGCTGCTGGTCGTGGCACACGTATGCATAAATGGTTAGAGAATCATATAAAGACTGGAGAAGCGGGCAATCCAGGCACTAATCCTTATAGTATACAAAGCCATAATATGGCTAAAACTATAATAGAAAAAGGACTATGCAAATGTCAGGAATATTGGGGTACAGAAGTAAGTTTATATTATCCTGAAGTCTATGCAGGAACTACTGATCTTGTAGGGGTACATCAAAATAGTGATGCTATTATGGATCACAAACAAACTAATAAGCCGAAAAAGCGCGAATGGATTGAAGATTATTTTATACAGTTAGCAGCCTATGCAAATGCGCATAATGAAGTCTATGGCACTAAAATACGTAAGGGTGTTATCTTTATGTGTAGTGCTGATAATCAATATCAAGAGTTTATTATAGAAGGCATTGAGTTCGATCAATGGACAGAATGTTGGTTTAAACGACTAGAACAGTATTATTCAAGTTTCGTTCATTAGTCCCAATAGCATAAATAGTTGTACTACCGGTACAGTAACACAACTATGGCTATTATACAGATATCTAAGATTCAAGTTAGAGCAGGCGATTTAGTCGATCTTCCGCAACTTTCTGAAGCAGAGTTCGGGTTCGCTACGGATGTTAAAAAATTATATATCGGTAAAACCATTGGAAATATCGAAAACGTTGAAGTCTTAACATCCTATTCAACTTTATCATTTAGTCAAATAGAAGGAAGTTATGGCAATTTAGAAATAAATCCATTGACTATACAGGACGGCCAGGTTCTAGGATACGATGCTAACGCTAATGCTTGGATTAATAAAGGTGCTGATAGCGGGGGTTTAATTAATTTAGGTAATGTAAGTAACGTTCAGATTGGCGGCGGTAGCATAGGTTATGTTTTACAAACTGATGGCACTGGTAATTTAAGTTGGACGCCAAAAACAGTAATTACATCATATATTGAAAATGCTAGCAACACTAATCCTGTAGTTATTACAACTACTGTAGATAACGAATTTATTGACCAGATGCGTGTGACATTTACTAATGTGCCTGGACCAGCAAATTCAATGGCAAACTTGTTGAATGGCGAAACTTTTTTCTGTAACGTACTAACAAGCAATACTTTTCAATTATGGAGTGATGGGAACTTCACACCAGGATTTAGTGTTGACGGCACAGTAGTTAATGCTTTTCCATATACATCTGCTACACAATCATCAGTTACGGGAAACTTAGTAACAGTAGGAAATACGGTACAATTTGCTGAAAATAATCCTATTATTTTTATTGGTGGAAGTTTAGATGTAGCAAATAGTACGCTTGTATTGGGACAAACTTACTATATTAAAACAATTGTAAGTTCTACAACTTTTACAGTTGCAAATTATTTGTTTGCAAATGGCACTGCAGGTAATGTCCAGCCATTAGGTACCGCAACATTTACTAATGCTAATGTCTATGTACCTGGTGGTCGTGTAATAAGCCCAGCAGCTGGAGCAGGCAATGTTGCAGCCGGGGGCAGTAATAGTACTATTCAATATAATGATAATAATTTCTTAACTGGTAGTAGTAATTTTGTTTATGATTTTACAAATAATAAAGTAATATTATCTGGAAATACAAAACAAGGCAATGCAAATATAGGCAAGATTACACTCACAACCGCAAGTAATGTAGGTACAGTAACAGCAAATATACTTGTTTCAAATATCGCTAATGGAACTCCTCCATTAACAGTAACTTCACGTGATAAAGTCACAAATCTTAATGTAGACTTTCTTGATAACTACGACACTTCAATTACTGCTGATATTTCAAGTTATGCGAACGGAAGCAACACATATAACACTATTGTTGTGCGCGATGGCAATGCCAACGTTAGAGCAAATAATTTTACAGGCAACAATGTAGTAGTAACAAGTAATGTCTCAGCAAATAATTTATCTATTACATCAAATGCCGATATTGGTCTTAATTTAGACGTAGGCAGTAATGCTAATATTGGTGGAAATACTAGTATTACAAACAATTTAAGTGTTGGCGGTTTAGCTAATATTGTTGGTAATACAGACATATTAGGCAATACTCATATACATGGCAATTTAACAGTTGGAAATAGCACAGGTAATATTAACGGTGTTGGTGACGGCATACAAATGTATGATTCAGAGTATGCTAAGTTAAATTATAATAATACAAGTTATGTTTACGTAGATCAAGACGGTGTAAGTTTAGAAACACCTGGCGGTATAGCACTATTAAACACTGGCGGCAATCTAAGTTTGCCTGGGGAACTATCTGTAGTAGATGGTAATTTAACTGTTAGTGCAAACATTACAGGAAACAATATAGAATCTAATAACCGTTTAATTGTTGGCGGCAATGCAAACATTGGCGGAATCGCTAATATTATCAGCAGTGCTATAATAGGCGGTAATGCAAATATTACTGGAAATTCTAATATTGGTGGATTCATTGGAATCGTAGGCAATGCTAATGTAGGGGGTACTTTAGGTGTTGTTGGCAATGCTAATGTTGGTAATATTGGTGCAACTAGCGGAGTACTTACAGGCACACTTAATGTTACAGGCAATGCTAATGTAGGTAATATTGGTGCAGGTAGTGGTGTATTAACAGGAACATTAAATGTAACCGGCAACGCCAATACTGGAAACATTGGTGCCAATAATGGAGTCTTAACAGGTACACTTAATGTTACAGGTAATGCTAATGTTGGTAATATTGGTGCAACTAGCGGAGTGCTTACAGGTACACTAAATGTTACAGGTAATGCCAATACTGGAAATATTGGTGCAGCTAGCGGAGTACTTACAGGTACGCTTAATGTCACAGGTAATGCCAATACTGGAAACATTGGCGCACAGTTTGGCGTATTTACAAATGTAAGTGGTAACGGAGCCAATCTATCATCAATCACTGGTGCTAATGTAACTGGTTGGGTAGCAAATGCCAATATAGCAAATTATGTTGTAGTTGGTAATGCTAACGCGCACACACCAGGATCAAATGTTTTTCTAGTTTATGCTTCAGATGTAGGTAATCAAACACTTAATATTGATAACGCCAACAACAAATTAATTTATGAGCCATATGATGGCAAATTAAGAACACATATATTGGTAGTTGACATAAAATTAACTAACAATGGTGGTGAAGATGTTGTATTAGATGGTAATAGTAATAGTATACAATTCAATGTCACTAATAGATCAAATGCTATTGTAATTAGTGAAGCCACTACAAATTTAGGATCTATTAGTAATTTAGTAATCACTGGCGGTAGTAATGGTAATGCATTATTAACTTATGGTAATGGAACACTATATTGGGGTGAAGGGGGAGGCGGCGGTGCTGCAGGAGCGACAGGACCTACGGGACCAACTGGTCCAACTGGTCCTACGGGGCCAACTGGCCCAACTGGTATAACAGGCCCAACTGGACCAACTGGACCTACAGGCTTAACAGGTCCTACCGGACCAACTGGACCAACTGGACCTACAGGCTTAACAGGCGCAACCGGAGATAGATATTCTGCAACTTCAAATAACAGTCTGTCGATTACAACAGGATCAGTTTCACTAAACATTGGCGCTAATTATGCGTATACAGTAGATCAAACTGTAATTATAGCCAACTCTGTAGCACAATCTATGAGCGGAAAAGTTACGTCATATGATAGTAGCACAGGCGCTATGGTTGTAAACGTTACGGTCGCTGTAGGAAGTGGAACATATAATAGTTGGACAGTTAATATAAACGGCGGATTAGGAGCAACAGGTAACACAGGTCCTACTGGTCCAACTGGAATTTCCGGTACTGATGGTAGCACAGGCGCAACAGGGCCTACAGGATTAACTGGTCCTACAGGCCCTACTGGACTAACAGGACCAACTGGTCCAAGTGGTGGTCCAACTGGAGCCACAGGTACTACAGGACCAAGTGGAGCAACTGGTCCAGATGGTTCTACGGGTGCAACTGGATTAGTTGGTGCTACTGGCGCTAGCGGTCCTCCAGGTAGCCCAGGCGGTGCAACTGGTCCTGCAGGAGAAGCAGGAGCCACAGGGGCAACAGGTATACAGGGTGCTGCTGGTGACACCGGGGCAACAGGTGCTACTGGTACTGCAGGTATTGATGGAGCGACAGGTGCTAGCGGTCCTCCAGGTAGCCCAGGCGGTGCGACCGGACCAACTGGCCCAACAGGTCCAACTGGTGCTACTGGACCTACTGGATCAACTGGGTCTACTGGACCAACAGGTCTAACTGGTGCTACTGGTATAGGTGCTACTGGTACAACTGGTGCAACAGGTCCAACTGGTGCAACAGGTCCAAGCGGTGCAAGTTATGTGCATACACAAAGTTCAGCAAGTACCACATGGACTGTAACACATAATTTAAATAACCAATATGTAAACATCGAACCTATTGATAGTACGGGCAATAGTTACGTTGGTAGATATGATTATCCAATAGTTACATTTACAAATGCTAATGTAATTACACTTACATTTACTAGTGCTGTTACAGGATACGCCGCAGTATCAGCAGGTGGTGCAGCAGGCGCTACTGGAAATACAGGACCAACTGGACCTACAGGACCAACTGGACCTACAGGACCTACAGGACCAACTGGTTTAACTGGACCTACAGGACCTACAGGACCAACTGGTTTAACTGGACCTACAGGACCTACAGGTCCAACAGGCCCCACTGGTGATACTGGTTCAACCGGGATAACTGGTCCCACAGGGGCTACAGGTGCTACTGGAGAAGGTTCTACTGGTGCTACAGGTCCAATAGGTCCTACGGGGCCAACAGGCAGCGCAGGATCAGCATCAGGTAGTAATACACAGGTACAGTTTAATGATGCCGGAGCATTTGCAGGTAGCGCAAATCTAACCTTTAATAAGGTTACAAACACACTATCTGCTAATTTATTAACAGGTACGTTAACCACTGCAGCTCAACCAAACATCACAAGTGTTGGCACTTTAACTAGTGTTAGTATAACTGGTACTGCTACAGCAGGTAATCTAAGCACTGGCGGTAATTTAAGTGTCACGGGCAACGCGACAGTAAGTGGCAATTTAAATGTCAGCGGTAATTTAGTATACATCAATGTATCTACATTATCTGTAGTAGATCCTATAATTGAATTACAGACTGGACCTAACGGCGCTGCTCCAACTAGCAATAGTGGATTAGATGTAGGCACAGCATTAAACTATTACGATACACAAGCACGTATCGCATTTATGGGTTGGGATACAAGTAACGCTGAATTCGGCATGGCAAGTCTTGCTACCATAGCAAATGAAGTAGTTACATTTAGCACATATGGTAATTTGCGTGTAGGCAACATCATAGGTAATGGTCAAGCATTAACTGGTCTAGCAGGCGGTAATGTTTCAGGTCAAGTTGCTAACGCATTAGTTGCAGGTACAGTATATACAGCAGCACAACCAAATATAACATCAGTAGGTACACTAACTGGCTTAACAGTAAGTTCTACAATTAGCGGTTCAGTAAGTGGCTCAGCAGGTACTGTGACAACTGCGGCACAACCAAATATTACATCGGTAGGTACATTAACAAGTTTAACTGTTAGTGGTTCAACATCCGTTACTGGTAATAGTGCATTGACAGTAACTAACATAACAACCGGGGGAAACACAACTTTAGGATACTTAACTGGTAACTGGACACTAACCACAGGCTCTAGATTACAAGCAACTTACTCTGACTTAGCAGAATACTACGCAGCAGACAAAAATTATCCTGCAGGAACCGTGTTAGAATTTGGTGGGGATAAAGAAGTTACATTAGCAGGGATCGAAAGCAACAAACTAGCAGGTGTTGTAAGTAGCGAACCAGCATATGTAATGAATGGAAACATCCAAGCAGAGCATCCTGTAATAATAGCATTAATAGGACGTGTTCCTGTACGCGCTATAGGTTTCGTACATAAAGGTGACATGATGATTAGTGCTGGTAATGGTTTAGCAAAAGCAGCAATATTAACTCCTAAGATCGGCACTGTAATTGGTAAGGCAATATCAAGTAAATCTAATGATGTTGAGGGTATAGTTGAGGTCATGGTAGGACGTATATAAGATAAATAATATTATGGCAGCAGTAATTTACACACCCAGCGGAACAAGTCAACAAACATCAGCCTCAGGCACTGATAAGGTACGTATATCAACTACTACTAGTGCAGTCGCGGTTGCAGTAGGTAGTAATCCAACAGCAAATTTAACTGGTTGTGAAATAATTCCAGCAAATACTGTAAACAATAGTTTTATTGTAGGTGAAGGAAATAAGATTGCTTATATCAGTGTAAGCGGTACTGGTATATTTTCAGTCACAGAACTTGGCGCAGCTATCGGCGAATAATAGTAGCGTAAAAAAATCTACTTTTTTGATAAATAATACTGTTCAATACGTTGTTGTATTGACTTATGCGGTTCCCGCCGCGTATCGGCTAGAACCCGAAATTATAGGAGAAAAACAATGGGTCGTCCACTAAAAATCGCAAAAGCCCAGGCTGTGGTTACATTAACAGCAACAGCAGCGGCAACAGATATCGTAACTACTTCAGCAAACTTTACTACTCTAGGCATTATTGCAGGCATGCCATTCATTCCAGCAAGCAGCGTAGGTGGTTTAGTAGCAGGTACTACATATTTTATTCTAGAGGTAATTAACGCAGGTGCTAACAGTACATTTACTGTGTCTGCAACTACACTTTCTGCAAATCCAACTTCTGAGAAAGTTGATCTTTCAACTACAGCAGCACAATCTGTAGCCCTAACAGTTGGCGTTGTTGATGCATATTTCAACAATCCAATCAGCGGCGAAGGGTATCCAGCAACTAACACAGCAACATTTGGTGTAGTTGGGGGTAATACTGCAATATTTGGTAATCAAGTTCTATGTCGCGTTGCAGTTGGCCAGTCAGGTACAGGGACTTTAACAGCAGCTACAAATAGCACTACTGTAACAGGCAGTAGCACTGTATTTGATACTCAACTATCAGCAGGTTCAGTATTAGCCAATAGTGATGGAGATTTGATTGGCTATGTAGATAGTATTACTGCTGCTGACGAGCTTGAATTAACCGCTAATGCGGCGGTCGCTGTATCAGGCGGAAGTTTTGCATATGCTGACAATGAAGCGGGATTCATCGTGCGTCAAAAAGGCAAACAGAAGTATTTGGTAAAAGGATCAACATCTGGATTAGTAGGTGCGTGCTATACAGCGAACCTAGCAAACACAGCGTTGTTACCAAACACTATGTCAATCATTGCAACATATGCTAACGCAGACACTACTCTAGTACAAAGCCTAAGTGATCATACTCTTGAAATATTTACAGCAACTTCTGGCGAGACAGCATTGCCAAATGATGCAGCAAATATTAACAATAGTTCACCAGCATTCGGTACATTCAATACTGCTGCTGTGGCTAACGCTGATAATGGTATGCCTTATCCATTAGTAAGTATTAATAAGGCTTGATAGGAAGTAAAAAATGCCAACAACAGTAAGAAAGCGTTTTGAACAAACTGTTACCGATGTGGCAGTATTGCAATTAGAAGTTCGCAATCTACATGATAAGGTTGATGAATTGAAAATTGATGTTAAAGATTTACACGAATGTTTAGATCGTAACATGGCTGAAACGAGAGATTTCTTAAAAGAGTTTCAAGACAGCCAAAATAAAGCACATGAAGAATTAGCAGACAAGGTATCAGGCATTGAAAAGATAAAATGGATGCTAATGGGCGCAGCAGCAATACTGGGCGCTACGGGTGTCGAAGCAATTCAGATGATTGTAGGCTGAGTATAGTCTATATGACTAGTAAAAACGGGGCATAAAGCCCCGTTTTTATTGTGTAAGTGTTTTTAGTTTTTCTTGCACTACATCAATATTAATAGTTGAAAATAATCCAGGATGTAGTGGTCGTGGATATTGTCCATCGCCTACCCATGCATATCCACAATGTTCATCATTAAGTAATGGTTTGAATTCTTCATTTATCGCACAGAAAAAAGTATGGTAAGTAAAACTTCCATTCACAAACTTTTGAATAGGAATTAATTTAGCGTTAGTAGGCCAGTAACTAGTTTCTTCTAAACATTCACGTTTTAATCCATTTAGTAATGTTTCTTCTGGATCTATTTTTCCTCCAGGTATACTCCATACATAGGCTTTACCATCGTTTCTAAAAAGATATAAGAAACGTTTTGTTATTTTACAATAAAAGAATATTCCAACTGCTGTATTATTCATTAGATCACTATACTGTAATCACCCTGTTCATACCAACCTTCATATGATTTCATCCATTGTCCTTCTTCTTGAACATATCTATATTGTACATTATTAGCAAGATTAGTTACATATTCAACATCACCTTCTTCAGCGTCACTGGCATCAAAGTCTACGCTCCAACTCATGGTCGTCGAACTAAATTGTATAATATCATTAGTGCTTGCAATTAAATCTCCCCAAGCAGCTGTACTATTATCTTCATGTCCTATATTTTCAACAATTAAATATCTGCGTCCATTTATAGGCCCTGGTAAACCTGCATTTGGGCCTACCATTAGTGGATTAATAACACCACTGACTGAAGTTAATGTGTTTTGAGGTAATGTATCAGTGTCTACTTGATAAATTAATATTCTATCATCTAATGGATCTGGAACAATTGTACCAACAATTTCATCCTCCATATAAGGGTTCTGTAACCATATTTGACTAATGCCTGGTTTCCATTTACCATATACGTTCAATAACGCAGTCCAATATAAATTAGTATTTGGAGGTGCTGGCATTTCAAAAGTTTCATTACTTGGATAGAACGGTTCATCGTTAGGTAAAAGTTGTAATGTTCCATTCTGAAATAAAACTTTATAACCATATGGAGTAATTTTTTGTCGTGTACCTAATAATAAATCTTCATCTTTAATATCAAGTAATGATTTACCTTTATATATACTAGCAATAACTTTATGAATTACTCCCATCTTTTTCAGTTTACTACTTGTACTGATGAATATAGGCATGTAAAAACGCCAAGTTAATACGTCAATTGGATTGCCTGTACCAATAGGTATACTGCGACTACTAAATGTAATACCATCTTGAAAAACAACACTTAATGACGTCCAATCTATAAAGTTGTCTGTACTTTGAATTTCTAATGCAGGATTAAAAAGCGTACCTAATTGCTCCATTAATTGTAATTTTTGATTATAATTTGTAGTCCACATATCAACTTGACAACGTAATGTATAAGGTACCGGCATCAAACGTTCTACAGTAAATGCTTGCCCTTGTGTAGTTTCGTATGTCTGACTTTCAGAATTATATGCACGTTGTCGTACATTAAGTCTATCTATAAATGTAGGATCTTGCATACGTCCTTGATCATATTCTAATCCAGTAATATAATAAGTTATTAATGGAGCACTGGGTAAATTACTTGCACTATTTTTTGCAATAATTGTACTAGCTTGTCTACTAGCATCGCCGTACATTACAGGAACACGAACAAGTATGTCATTGCCGTTGGGATCCTTACCTTTAGTTACATACCAATTACTAAAAATCTTAGCAAATTGTAATAAGAATCTACGTATTTGATTATCGTAAAAAAATTGTGCCATATTTTATTCTTCTGGTGGTATAGGTGTTTGTGGTAAGTTTAATATTTGACTTAATGGCTGTGCTGACTTTATTAATTTCTCTTGATTATTTACGTAGATTTCCCCGTCATCATTAATAAAGCCACTAAGTTGTGATTTATCAGCATATGTAAATCCTGTGTCAGTTCTTACTTTAGTGCTAATACGTACCCATAGTTGTCCGTCCCAGCGATATAATATTTGTGGCAAATAATCTATACGTAAGAAATAATCTCCAACTTGTGGACTTTGTGGAAAACTAATACCTGCCCCTGTAGGAATTCCATTTGGTGCCTCTCCAGTGCCATCAAGATAACCGCTAGTATACCCAAACGATCTTGGACTGGCTCGCATGATAAACTGAAACGCTGGATCGCAATCTGCACGATAGTTCATAGTTTGTGGTCCATATGGTTCCGTACCTGTAAAACCAGACGCTACAGGATTTTGGTCAGCCGTAGCATAAGTGTTGTCAGCAGTACCATAAGGGCCAGTTACTGGCCCTAATGGTAATATAGTCAATACTCTGTCATTTTCTACTACACGGCTTGTGCCTACGTCCTGTAGTGGGGCAGGTTTATATTCACGTACTTGTAAACTTACTGGATTTTTGCCTACTAATTTATCAACACCATCAACTGTCATGTTCCATAAATTTTCTACTGTGGCTTTAGGGATACGCAAAGCAGCACTTTTCATACTGTATGATGGATTCGATACAAATAATATTGTGCCGGTACTATTAACATTAGGTGGACCGTCATTTGCTTGTTCTATGCCCTCTGGGGGTGCAGGCTGATCGAACTTATTTGACTTAACACCATTTTCTTCAAAGACGCCATATGTAGGTACTATATAAAGTTTGCTACGATCATAACCTGCTTTAGGAACAATACGTTTCGCTTCCTCAAGTTGAGCATTGTTAATTTCAATATTTCTATTGTATGTAGCAAGTATATCTTTTAGGTTTTGTCCTGTATCTAATCTCCAGTAAGTAGAATCAGGAGGGCTTGTATTTGCCGGTACATCAGTAATACTAATATAATTTTTATCGCCAAAACTTACAACATAACCAGCAGCATATGTTTTAGTTTTATCCCAATCTCCTAAATAATTATCTTGATTAATTGGTTCTTTAAGTATGTTACTAAATTCTTCACTGTCTACTAATGGTTCACATTTAATACGCCATAGATGTGGATACCATGTTTGACTAAACCCTTCACTAGCAAAATTAGAATCTGTAATTTGATAAAAACGTTTAAGTGCTACTGGTATAGTTTCTTTCAAAGGATTATAGTCTAATAAATGTGGCAACTCAAGAACATCGCCCACCATTAACTTTCTACCAACGATATCGATCATATCGTTATAGTGAACGGTGATGAATATAATGTCATTATTCAAGAATAAGCCAAACTGGCTTAGATCGAAGTCTAAGTTTTGAACACTATAATGACCACGTAATCTATAAATGTTTGGATCATATTTACGATCACGATTTTCTAAAAACAATAAATCTTGTATCTGATTTGGATCAGTTGTCAGGTATTGGGGTTGAGTATAATCAACACTAGGTGTCTGTGCATCTGGGCCTAGATACTTATGAATATATAAGTCAGTGCCACCAACTGTCAACATTTCGGATATTGTTGTATCCATAAATTTGTAGTCGTTTTGTTTGGTAGGGCTATATAAGGACAGTTTAGGCATATAGTATTTAGTTTAAAATCAATGGCTTACATAGACTTGACTCTATTTAAATAAGGCTTTATAATAGTAGGGTTGAAGTATAATTACGGAGTTTTTCATGGTTAAGTCAAAATCAGAAATTAAAGAGTTGCACCCACGCGACACTGACGCAAAGTACATTGGGCCCGAACCCACATTCGACTATGCAGCGGTTAGCACTACGTGGGAACTCGCCAAAGCATTTAATTGGTATAATCACTTTTATGATAATAAGGACGCTAAGGAATTTCTTGCCCAATATCTAGATGTTGTGGGCAAGCAACAAGTTGCGAAAACGCTACGCCGCGTCAATGATCGTCATGTCAAGCCCACTTATGGTTGGCTTGCACGATGCATTGTCAGGGGCAGCGTAGTAGATAATGATACTCTGTCTAAGTTGCAATCTGAGATTGATCGTCTTGTGTCACTCACTCAGCCCGATGACACTACAGACGTTCCTGTTGTGGGTAATCGCCCCAATGTGCAGGAGATCATGCGTGAGCGTACTCTGAATCTTGGCGGCGAACTTGAAGGCTTGTGGGACGAGTATATAAAAAATGGTGCTGGTAAAGATGGTATCAAGGCAATTGAAGTGTTGTCACAAAGCAACATATTACCGCAGCACGTTCCTATTCTTATTGAAGCCTGGCAAACTAAACTTGATGAGTACAACGAAGTTGCATCGGGTAAAGATGAACAGTTAAACGAGGCGTATGAGCGTTTCGGTAAGATTCAGTTACGTAACATCATAGGCAGTATTGAGACTGTAATTGCCGATCTTAACGCATATGTTGGTATGAAGAAAGCAGGCAAGAAGCCCCGTGCTAAAAAGACAGTGCCTGTTGAGAAAATTGTCAGACGTTTGAAGTATCTCAAATCTCTCAAACTTGAAAAATTAGAACTTACAAGTATTAGCCCAACTAAACTGCATGGCTGTAGTGAGGCATGGGTATACGATACTAAGAAGCGTAAACTGCATCATTATGTTGCTGATGAGTATACCAAAAGTCTTAGTGTCAAGAGTAATACTCTGATTGGTTTCTGTACTAAGGAATCGCAGATCAAAACTCTACGCAAGCCTGAAGAGCAAATTAAAGTTATTATGGGTAGCAAGCCTGCTGCGCGTAAATTCTTTGATAGCATTAAGGCAGTAGCAGCAAAGCCTAATGGTCGCTTTAATGCTAACATGATTATATTGAGGGCATTCTAATGGATAATAAATATGAATTTGATCCTATCAAATCAAGAATGGGAACACTAATGCAAATTATAGATACAGCTATACTATCTACCAATGATCGTAACGATCACTTGATGCTAGCGTGTGCTATGCTGCAACGCACAAGAGAAATTTTTGACTATACATTAGGCGAGAGTGGACGTAAAACGATGTTTAAGGATTTAGTATGAGTAACCAAATTGATTTAAAAAAATATCAAGAGTTTGTAAAGGCTGTTACTAGCAAAGAAAGTAATGATCTTACAGAGTTTATGAATCGTTTGGACCAGTTAGATGCGAATTATGAATCATATGGTCCAGATGGCGAGTATATGCATGGGCCAATGGCTAATGTACCTTTATTACTTACAGGCGCTATAGGATTGAATAGTGAAGCCGGCGAGTTAATCGAGATCGTAAAAAAGATACTATTTCAAGGTAAACCACTAAGCCAAGAAAACGTCTTTCATATGAAACGCGAATTGGGAGATATTATGTGGTACTGGATTAGTACTTGTCGCGCACTTGAGTTAGATCCAAATGATGTAATTGCGGAGAATGTACGTAAACTTGAAGCACGATACCCTGGCGGCAAGTTTGATGTATATCAAAGTGAACATAGGAAGATTGAAGATATATAAAAAGTGCAAACAAAATTTACATTTGCAAGTTTAGGCTGTTCCCATAGTAGTTATTATGCTGGTACACCCTGGCCTATTATGCTTTCACAAAAATTGAATTGTGAACTAAAAATGGCATATAGTGCAGGTGCTGGGAACGAAATGAATGTAACAAAATTAAATCAACTACTAGTAAACAATAAATTAGATTTAGTAATAGTTCAGTTAACAAGCGCCGGCAGATTAACTTTGGGACTAAATTCTGAAAGTTTTAATTTTTATGAACCTATATCATCAGACAAAGACCTTACAGGCACTCATAATGTTAATAACGTAACTTATTATACTTTCAATCATACTAGTAATTTAGAAAACCTTAAAAGACATCTTAATAAATCATATCATAGTGATGTTGACGATTTGATTATTAATCACATAATTACAAGCGAATATAATTTATATCATAAAATTGTACATACCATTTGCGCCATGGAAAATTTGGCTAGAATGTATGGTATTCCAATTGTTTTCTTTAGTTGGTGTGATGATATAGAAAAAATTATGAAAGAAAACAATTATGCTACTGTGTATAATAACTTGAATTTTATACCAGGAACTGCTGAAGGTTTTTTCCATGAGAAAAAGATTGAAAGAGTAAAGACAGGACCCGCTGCTGGACATTATGATACCACAGCACATACAAGTCTTGCATTTGAGTATATTTTACCATATCTCATATCACACAATTTTATACAATATCAAGCATCAGATATAGTTTAACTTATACATAAACTTCCGATAAATAGTTTATTATCGGGAAGTTTTATGGCTAACGATCCACTAGCAACACCTACAAATGCTACTTTAGAAGAAGCAAAACAAGGTTTATTCAATAATCTACGCTTGCGTTTAGGTGGTGATATAATTGATCTAGAATTAGATCCGCAACACTATGAGGCTGCATATAACTACACTATTAAATTATATCGTCAGGCAGCACAAAATGCTAATATAGAGTCTTATACTTTACTTACAATTATTAAAAATATTGATACCTATACTCTTCCTGCAGAATTTATAAATGTACGTGCAATATTTCGTAGAACAGTAGGTCTTGAAACAGGACCAAGTAGCACAAGTTTTGATCCATTTTCAAGTGCTATATTAAACACTTATCTATTAAACTATAACTACACAGGTGGTATGGCTACATACGACTTTTATGCAGGCTATGTTGAATTAGCAGCACGTATGTTCGGTGGCTATGTTACATACACATTTAATCCAGTAACAAAAGTGTTGAAAATGGTACGTGACTTTAAAGGTACAGGTGAGCGTGTACTTATTTGGGCAGATGTTCAGCGACCAGAATTAGAATTATTACTAGATCCCGGCGCAGGCGTTTGGATAGGTAATATGATTTTGGCAGTGCTTAAAGGTATAATTGGCGAAGCCCGTGAAAAATATGGTAGTATTGCCGGACCCGGTGGTGGCACAACTTTGAATGGTACTGCAATGAAAAATGAAAGTAAAGAAGAGATGAATCGTTTAATGGATGAGTTGCGTAAGTATGTAGATTATAGTCAGCCTCTAACTTGGATTCAAGGTTAAAGATTACAGCACTTAGTAGTTTTTAGTTGCATGATTTTATGAAATTTCAAATTCTTTCATCTGAAAGGGGATTTCTAAAAGATACACCTAGCGATTTAGACAAGATTAAGTGGCCAGGCAAACAAAATTTTAAACATAGTAATAAGGCAAATTTACATGCTCCCTGCTATTATAAAATAATCAAGGAAAATTTTTTACAGATAGGCATACAAGTTGATTTGTTACATTTTGAGGAAATAGATAAAAAATTACCATGGATTGTTGATGTTAGTCTAAATTGGTGGAATTACAGTGAATTTGATGGGAATATTTTAGACAGTATAAATGATGATGTTAAGAAAGAATTGATAGAAGGATGTGCTTATCTTGTAATTAACAATAGTTGGGAAAGTCACACTAGATGTTTTTTTGAAAAAACACATCAGCTTTTAAAAAATACACAGTTACCTGCTCATAAAGTAATCTATGTATGTAATGCCTATAAACTAAATGAACACTATGAAAGTTTTGCAAATGAACAAAATATTAAAGATAAAATTTTAACTATATATTCGCCACACTTATTCAATACGTTTAACAAACTTGAATTCCCATTATATGATTACGACAGAACTAAACCTAAAATTAAAACTTATCTTTGTTTGAATAGAATGCCTAGAGAGCATAGAATAATGATGGTATCATTATTATCTTACTATGATCTTTTACAATATGGATACGTAAGTTTAGGCACCACTCCTAATGTAAGGTGCTGCGAATTGGATAGAGACGAAAGATTACGTATAGGATTTGAAAAAATTAAACATAAGTTTCCATTAACAGTAGATACAAATGATTTTATTACTAATCATGTAGGGTATACGTCATTTCCTATAGAGTTTTGTCAACAAACATATTTCAGTTTAATTATCGGCACATGGGCTTTAGAAGAACAGGAACGTTCAGTATCTATTAATGAAAAGGAAATTAAATCTATATTGGCAAAACATCCCTTTATTACTTTTGCTAGACCCTATACATTAGAATATATAAAAGACATGGGATTTCTTACCTTCTCCAAATGGTTTGATGAAAGTTATGATCAAGAAGTAAACGACATTAAAAGAATGGAAAAAATAGCAATGGAAGTTAAAAGATTGACCAGTTTAAATGCTAAACAATGGCAAGTAATATTAAACGAAATGGAGCCTATTTTACAACATAACTACAATAGATGTGTAAATTATGTCTCTGATAGATGCTATTTTCAATCTGATTTAAAAAAGTTCCTATATTTGGTCGCTTCAACTGATAAGGCGATAGATAGAAAGGCTGGAAGTGCTATATAGTCTTGGTTATTAAATATTGGTAAAAATAACGCTAGATTTTTGTAATCAAGCCTTATATAATAGTATTATGGAAATTAGTATATGATTATCAGCATTACTGGCTTTATTGGGTCTGGTAAGGACACGATTGCTGATTATCTTGTAACCTTTAAGGGATTCAGGCGTATGAGTTTTGCGGAACCGCTCAAAGATGCAATTAGCGCAATCTTTGGCTGGGACCGTGAATTACTTGAAGGTAGAACAGCCCATAGTCGTGAATGGCGAGAGCAAGTTGATATTTGGTGGGCAAAAAGATTAGATTTGCCGCATTTAACGCCACGTTTTGTATTACAGCAGTGGGGAACAGAAGTAGGCCGTCGTGCGTTTCACGATGATATATGGATTGCTAGCGTAGAAAATAAACTACGTAGTATAAAAGACAACATAGTATTGAGCGATGCACGTTTCCCTAATGAACTTAAAGCAATTAAAAACGCAGGGGGAAATACAATAAGAGTTAATCGTGGGGAAAACCCTTTTTGGTATGATGCGGCTCTTGAATATAGTCGTGGTTATTATAGTGCTGGATATATGAATGCTAGAAAAATACTAGAAGAACATAATATTCATGCTAGTGAATATAGTAGTGTGGGACTTAAATATGATTACTACATTGATAATAATAGCACAGTAGATGAACTACATCGTCAAATTGACTCAATAATCAATCTGTAAATCGCCGCGCTTCCAGGACAATTCTTTTCGCTTAACAATTTCTACACAATTTAAACAAATAGTCCTTAGATTTACAAGTTTAATGTTTTTTAAATTTCCATCAATGTGAAATACAGTCATTTGACTAGGATATATTGATTTAAAACCACAATTATCACATACTAGTTTCTTTTTATAACCAGCCTTTTCCCAATTAAATAATCTTTTTTTTGCTTTAATTTTCTTTTTGCCGCAATCATCACAATGACTGCGATAATGCTTAATATTATCCTTTATATAGTTAATAGCACTATAATTCTTATTACAAACAGTACAAATAGGTCTTATTTTAATCATAAACTTATTTAACAAAAAACCTTCGAAGGTTTGCTATTGGGCAGTTTTTCCTATTAATTAATAAATATTATTAAGAAACCAGGGTATGTAACCCTCAAAATATTACAACATAGGAAACAGAAAAATGCCAGCTTTAACATCACCAGGCGTCGAAGTTACAATTATCGACCAGTCACAATATCTACCCGCAGCAGGCGGAAGTGTACCATTCGTAATGGTTGCTACAGCAGCAAATAAGGCTAACCCAGCAGGCGTAGGTATTGCGCAAGCAACAACAACTGCAAATGCAGGTAAATTATTTCAAGTCACTAGTCAGAGAGATTTGGTTACACTATATGGTAATCCATTCTTCTATCAGACTGCTGACGGTACTCCAATTCAAGGGTATGAATTAAATGAGTATGGTCTATTAGCAGCGTACTCAGTATTGGGTGTAACAAACAATGCTTATATATTAAGGGCAGATATTGATCTAGCAAGTCTAGTAGGTAGAACAGGACGCCCAACTGCAAATCCAGCAGATGGCACATACTGGTTAGATACAACTACAACAACTTGGGGTATCTATTGTTGGAGCAACGAAAAACAATCATATTATTATAAGTCACCTGTAGCAATAATCACTGACGAAGAGGATACATCTTCAGGTGCCCCTGCTGCAAGCATTGGCGCAATAGGCGATTTTGCTATAGTTGATTATGAAGCCAAAGAAGGCAATCCAGTAACAGAAAAGGCTACTTATTATTATAAGAATTATTTGAATTCTTGGGTCGAAGTAGGTAGTTTCGATTGGCTAAGTTCTATCCCAATGGTTTCGGGAAGTACTACTAGCCCAACTATTACTATTGGCGATACAGTAACATTTACTAATAGCGGAGTAACATATACTGTTACTGCGACTGGAACTACACTAAGTTCACTTGTTGGTCAAATTAATAATACATTAGCAATACAAGATATTGCTGCAAGTTCAACCAATAATGTACTTAACATATTTGGTCGTAGCCTAATTGACGATGACCCAACTTCCAGTGCAACAAAATGGACATTGGGCGGTACAGCATTATCATCACTAGGTATAACTGCAGGTGATTACTATCAACCACAAATGTTCTTTGGTACGTCAGCGCAGCAGCCATTGTGGCAGGGCAGTCTTCCAGCAGTTGCAGGAACAACACCTGCTCCAACTAATTCAGTATGGATTAAAATCTCAACTGTAACTAATGGATTAAATCCAAAAGTTAGTAGTTTTGATTCAACACTTGCTACTTGGAGATCACGTACTTGTAACGTATTCCAAAGTGACATGCTAGCCACTAATGCAGTAGATACTCTTGGTGGTAAGAATATTCCAGCAGGTAGCGTATATATGCAGGTCGATCCGTATGGAGCATATGATCAATCTCCAGTATATATTTGGAAGCGTAATTCTATAGGGCCAACTGTTGTTACAGGCAGCAACACTAGCCCAGAATTTAGTTCAGGTGGTACATTAAAAGTTCAAGTAAGTGCTCCTGGCGAAACAGCGTTTCAAAATAATCCATTAACTTCTGAACCTTGGGAAGTTACTATTGCTGCTAGCAGTAATGCAGCACAGTTTGCAACAGCATGGAGTGCAGCAAATATTAGTTACACTACGGCAGCTGTAAACAGTGATGGCGCAATCGTAATAACTCACACAGAAGGCGGTGAAATTGTTATCAATGAAAATACTGGTACAAACTATGCGTCAATCGGTGTACTAGACGAGGCAGGTTTAGTATCAGGTACTACAGATGGCTGTAAGTGGGGACCATCAGTAGCAATTTCTGATACTGCATTTGCAACAACTAATATCTCATCATCAGGTACAGGTCTAACTGTTAATTTATCGACTCAATATGGTTATGTAACAGTTGATAGAGATACTTTTGGTAATGCAGGCTCAGGCTATGCTGCTGGCGATACTGTAAAAGTATTAGGCACATTAATTGGCGGCGCTGCTACAACTAATGATGTAAACATAAAGATTACAGCAGTAAGCGGCGGAGCCGTCACAGCAGTTGCGTTAGCAGGATCAACAGCAAGTGTTGCTCCAACTATGTTCACTACTATGTTAAGTAACTGGTATTATGTGGACTACGAACCAAACGAAGGTTTCCCAAATGTTGCCCCGCCAGATAGAACTAATTGGTTCTGGGCTGTTGCTGACCAAGCAGATATTATGGTTAGATGCCAAACAGCAGATGCAACAACTGGTGCATACTGGAAGGCATATCGTAACCAAGCATACGATAAGAATGGTTTCCCAAAAACTACTGGAACAAATACAACTGATCCAAATGGCCCAATTATGGCAGCAAGCGCACCAACAACACAAAGTGATGGTACTACTGCATTAAGTTATGGTGATCTATGGATTGATACTAGCGACTTAGAAAACTTCCCAGTAATCTATCGTTGGCAAGCAAAGAGAAATAGCAATGGTACATATGTAGCACCAGAAACAGGTACTTGGGTATTGTTAGATACAAATGATCAAACAAGTGCAACAGGAGTATTGTTTGCAGATGCGCGTTGGGCACTTAACGGCACAACTAACCCAGCAGATGATCCTATCCCAACTATTAAATCAATGTTGAAAAGCACGGCTACTGTCAACGCCAATTATCTTGATGTTGATGCTCCTAACTCAAATTTATATCCAACTGGTATACTGTTGTTCAACACACGCCGCTCAGGATATAATGTTAAGCAGTATCGCACAAATTACTTGACTTCAACTAATTTCCCAGACAAATCAACATACCCAACAATTTCTTCAACATGGGTTTCAGCGAGTGGATTAGATGATAAAGGTAAGGCGTATATGGGACGCAAGGCACAGCGCAACATGGTTGTAAAGGCTATGCGTTCGACAATGGACACAAATCAATCACTACGCGATGAAGATAACTTCTTCAACTTAATGGCAACACCTAATTATCCTGAACTACAACCAAACATGGTCGTATTAAACAATGATCGTGGGCAGACAGGTTATATCTTGGGTGACACTCCAATGGGTCTAGCAGAAAGTGCAACAGATATTCAAGCATGGGCAACTAATGCTGCTGGTGCTACAGGCACTGGTGAAACAGGTTGTGTAACACGCGATACTTATCTTGGCTTGTTCTATCCAAGCGGTGTCGCTCCAGACTTGAGCGGTAATATAGTTGCTGTCCCAGCAAGTCATATGATGTTGCGTACATTTATTAAAAATGATACAGTTGCATTTCCTTGGTTAGCGGCTGCTGGTACTCGTCGTGGTCTGATTGACAACGCTACAGGTATCGGTTACTTAGATCGTGACACAGGAGAGTTCGTGGTTAGTAAGACACCACTAGGCATACGTAATGTATTGTATACTAACTTCATAAACCCACTAGTATTCTTTACTGGTAATGGCTTATTGAACTATGGTAATAAGACATCATTTAATAGTCAAAGCGCACTTGATCGTACAAACGTAGCACGTTTGGTCGCTTATGTACGTCGTCAATTGACTATCGCAGCAAGACCATTCGTATTCGAACCTAACGATGCGTTGACTCGTCAACAAATCGCTGGAGTAGTAGAATCACTAATGATTGATCTTGTTGCTAAGAGAGGTATCTATGACTACTTGGTAGTCTGCGATGAATCAAACAATACTCCAGCAAGAATAGATCGTAATGAATTGTGGATCGACGTTGCTCTTGAACCAGTCAAGGCAGCAGAATTTATCTACATCCCAGTACGTATATTGAACACTGGTGAATTGTCAGGAGCATAATTGAAATAACAGTGCGCCATGCAAGTGGCGCACACTGACTAAATATAGTATATACGGAGAATTAAAATGGCAACAGCCTCACAATCATTGTTTAACATGACAGTAGCATCTGATAATGCCGGAGGCAATCAGGGCCTGTTGATGCCTAAACTACAATTTCGCTTTAGAGTAAACTTCATTAACTTTGGTGTTGACACGTCCAGCGGTCTACAATTAACAAAGCAAGTAATGAACGTATCACGACCACAAGTTCAGTTTCCTGAAATCACTATCCCAATTTATAACTCAACTTTATATCTTGCAGGTAGATACGCATGGCAGCCAATAAATGTTTCATTGCGTGATGATGCATCAGGTAGTGTATCAAAAGCAGTAGGACAACAATTACAGAAACAATTAGATTTCGTAGAAATGTCAAGTGCTGCAACTGGTCAAGATTATAAGTTCCAAACTAATATTGAAGTATTAGATGGTGGAAATGGAGCAAACAAACCAAACGTTCTTGAAACTTGGGAAATTTATGGTTGCTTTATTCAAACAGCAAACTATAACAACTTAGACTATAACACTAATGAACCTGCACAAATTGCATTAACATTACGTTATGATAATGCTATACAATCACCACTAACTAGTGGAGTTGGTCAGGCTATCGGAAGAAGTTTAGCAGGAGCATCAGTTACTGGTATTGGCGGCGGCAGTTAATTTTAATTTTTAGTATATAAGGATAACCCCATTTTTTCTATTGATAAATAGTTTAAATGGGGTTTACCTTATATGGGTGTTTTTCAAAATTTACTTAAAGACGTAGGCAGCGGATTTTTCGGCAATGATTATCTGCGAGATTATCGCCACGCAAGTAAAACGTTCGGGCCTTATGCATATCAAAACGCCCCTAAAAATAAATTTCTATTTCATTGTTATTTTAATGTAAACTCAATAGTTTATGACTTAGATGCAAACCTTGGTACACAACAAAATTTTGGTCTATTAGTGCGTGATGTAAAATTGCCTAGTTATCAATTTGCTACTCATCAAATGAATCAATACAATCGTAAACGTATTGTACAAACAAAAATAAAATATAATCCAGTACAGTTTACTTTTTTCGACGATAACGGCAACAGTATGAATAAATTGTGGGCTGCATATTATACATATTATTATTATGATGGTGCTGTACCTAAAGTTTCATTTAGTGGTACACGCGGCGGTTTCGGTCAAGACCTAAGTAAAAACACACAAACAGGAGAAGTAAGAGGGTTGGCAGGTGCAGGTAGTAAAACAGCAGCGCCTGTGCAAGATCCTGATTTTAAAAATAGAAACATTTATGAAAATGATTTGTCAGGAAAACTTTTCTATGGATATAATCCAATAAATGATAGCGCGCCTAAAAAACCTAATTTCTTTAGTGAAATAACTATATATGGATTTTATCAAAAAAACTTTATAGCCTACACTTTAATAAACCCAACCATAACAGAATTTGCACATGACACCTATGCCTATGATGAAGCTGCAGGTGTTATGAAAAATATTATGACACTTGATTATGAAACAGTAGTATATAATGAGGGTGCAATAGACGGAGATAAGCCTAGTAATCTTGTTCCTGGCTTTGGCGATGTAGCAAATTATGATAGAACAAAAAGTCCTATTGCTATGCCTGGGTCAACTGGAAAGATACTTGGTAAGGACGGATTAATTGATAGCGTCGGCGGGGCATTAAAGGGCGCAGGCGACAATCCACTAGGTGCAATTAGAGCAGCAGGTGCAGCGTATAAAACATTAAAGAACACTGATATAAAACAAACGCTAAAAACAGAATTAAAGAACTCACTATTAAACAATTTACGTGCAAAACCAAACGAAACTAGAAATTTATCTTTTACATTCGATAACAAAGCTAGCCAAGCAACTGATGCACTGGCTGCAGGAGCTCCGACTACAGGAACAGTCTATGGTGGTGAAGAAAACAAAGTTGATATTAGACAAGGAAATCCAATAATTAATGGTATTAAAACCTTAGGCAAACAAGTATTAGGCGGATTTACCAATGTTGGTGGGGCAGTAGGTGGCACAATTAAGGATGTAACGGGTATTGACTTAAGAAAGAAAGCAGAAACGCCAGACGGCAAACAATCAGACAAAGGCACTCCTGTTGTTGATAATAATGCCCCCAGAGGTAGGGGCGGTTAATTTAAATTTTATGTATATACCGATGACCCCATTTTTCTATTGATAAATAGCTAAAGCGGTTCATAGTATGCCATATATTTCTAAAAATCAACAAGATCAAACTACACAAATATTTGATAGTTTTTATAAGACAGATGTTATAGTTCCTACTGCTGAATTTGATTTAGTTCGTAGTTTTTTTATTTCTGTATGCACAACTGAAAATCAAGCAGAACAATATACGGCATTTTTATTTAGAGTTTCTACAGAGTCGGGCATACCTGCTATCGAATTATTAGAACAAATGCAATCTTTAAAAACAGATGAAGTAACTATAAACCAAACATTAATATTCTATCTTAATTCATTTAGACCCAAAACAAACTTATATGGCATAAGTACTGAACCTGTTCCGGTATTTCCTGTAGCAAGAAATGTTGTAAGATGAAAAAATTTGCGTCGGGTGTTTATACCCCACAAAACTCACAAAAATATGTAGGTAATCATAAGCCTAAATTTCGCAGTGGTTGGGAATTAACCTTTATGAAGTTTTGTGATAATAATGACAATATCATAGCATGGGCTAGTGAAGCAATAAAAGTGCCCTATAAAAATCCATTTACTGGCAAGCAAACGGTGTATGTCCCAGATTTTTTCGTAATGTACCAAGACAAACACGGTAATAAACGGGGCGAGATTGTAGAAATAAAACCAAAAAAGCAAAGTATTATTGAAAGTAAAATTGCAAGTGCTAAAGACCGTGCTACAGTAGCATTGAATTATGCCAAATGGCAAGCAGCCAGTGTATATTGCAAACGTCAAGGACTAACCTTTCGTGTAATTACAGAAGATGATATTTTCTATAATGGAAAACGGGGTTAATAAATAATGTATGACCAAAAAGTTAGAAGAATTGTTTCAGTTAGCAAACGTGTCGTCAGAATCTAATGATGTCGAATTACCACCAGAAACACAAGAAATAACAGAAGCAGCTCTTAAAAATCTTGACAAGATAGAAAATGCATTACCACAAGTACGTGGCTTAGAAAGTGCCGACATTGAAATGGATGATTTGGCAAATCTCGCACAGAATAGTTATAAAGATTTAATGGATTTAGGTATGCAAGTTGATAGTCGTTATAGTAGTGAAATATTCGGTGTTGCAGGCACAATGCTAGGACATGCTATTACTGCTAAAACTGCTAAAGTACAGAAAAAACTTAAAATGATTGAATTGCAGTTAAAGAAAGCAACAATAGATCAAAAACAAGCCAAGAATGAAGAACAACTAGAATCTATACCTCTGGGCGAGGGTAAAGCATTAGATCGTACAGAATTGCTTAAAATCTTGACCAATAAAAACAAAGACCAGTGATAAATATTATTAGGGAACAAATATGAAAAGTTTGAAACAATACATTGTAGAAAGCCTACATACATATGATATTACAGTAAAAGTTGCGGGCGAAGTGGATAAAAACTTTTTAGACATGTTTATGTATAATCTAAAGAAGTTTGAGCCAGTAGAAATGGGACCACCAAAAACTACCCCAGTAATGAAGTCGCCATATGGTTTTCCTAACTTATCAAATCAACCTGTTACAATTATTAAGTGTAAGTTTCGTTATCCAGCAACAGAACCAATGATACAACAAATGGCACAATTACTAGGTTATAATATTAATATGGTACGTGCAGTGAATACAAAGTATGATGAAAGCATTGACACTGAAAGCGAACAATATGAAAATCAAATGTCACACAGTCCAGTTCTAACACATGAACAAATGGAAGATGGTGGTGATGCAAGTAAAAAAGCAAGTGCTGATTATGCTAACTCATATTTAAATAGCATTAAAGATCAAAGCAAGGATCAATTTGGCATCAAAGATATTCCTTTCGCAGCAAAGAAAACTCCAGATAGTTTTGATCCATTCAAGCCATATCAAGATGATAAAAAGATGGGTGATAAGAGTCCATTTTCTAAAATTAAAGTACCAGATAAACCAAAGACTGGCGCACGCTAATACAGGGTAATTAAAATGGAATTTAGAGATTTGATTGTAAAATTATACGATGAAAAACAATCTGTTGAAACAACGGAAGAAGCAACTGTTGAAGTAAAGGCATCAAATCTTCCTTCCTTGAAAAAGATTTTTGAACAACTTTCATCAAACCTTAAAATTGAACCGGAAAAGCAAGAAACTTCAGTACTTAAAAAAGACGGCGAGGTAGTAGGCAAAGTTACAGATCCCATGTTAGCAAAAACCATGGCTCAAGCAATTAAAGACGGTCAAATCACTATGAATGACCAACCAATGAAAGAAGAAGAACTTGATGAAAAGTGGGCAGGCGATGCTAAAGTAAAACCAACTGGTCAGTATAAAGATAAGACCAAAGAAGAATTGAAGTCAATGTTGGCAAAACTACACAAGAGTGGCCCACATGACAAAGATAGTCCAGCAGCAAAGAAGATGCGTCAAATCAATTTCGCATTACGTGCAAAAGGTGGTTGGAAGAGTGGCGAAGGCGCTGCTATGAAAGAAGAATCACTTGACGAAAAAGCAAAGAATCCATATGCAATTGGTATGGCGGCAGCAATGAAAAGAACTGGTGATACGCCACCATTGAAAAAGTCAACAATTGTAAAGGCACATGATATTGCTAAGAACATCAAGAAAAAAACTGAAGAGGCAGAAATTCCTAAGTCAGGTCCTGACTACGGTGCAGGTCTAGGCGCC